ACAATTGGTGGCAATGTTACAATGTCTGGTGCGTACACATTTACTGGTACGTTATCAGCAAATACTAGCGTAACATTCCCAACAAGTGGTACCTTAGTTAATACAGCAGTAACAAGTTTAAGCAGCTTGTCAACAGTTGGTACGATTACCAGCGGTACTTGGAACGGTACAACTATTGGTTCAGGTTATGGTGGTACTGGATTTGGTACTTACGCAACTGGTGATTTGATTTATGCCAGTGCTACTAATACTCTAAGTAAATTATCAGCAGCCACGAACGGCCAAGTTCTACAGCTTGTTGCTGGTGTTCCAGCCTGGGCTGACTTAGACGGTGGCACCTACTAATAGGTAAACAATGAGTACTATCAAGCTCAGACGCAGTGCGGTTCAAGGCTCTGTTCCTACTACCAGTACTTTAGCCGACGGCGAAATTGCTTTAAATACCTACGATGGTAAATTATATTTTGTTAAAAGCCCCAACGGTGTAAGCTCAGTAGTAGCCTTGCAGCCGTATAGTGGCGGTACTGGTATTAATGTAGATACTAGTACAGGATTAATCAGCACCAAGCAAGACATAGCAGTAACAGCAAGTCCTACCTTTGCCAATGCTACAATTAACACAAATTTAACAGTAGGAAAAGTATCATTAGGCACTGGATATTATTATACACTACCAAATATCGATGGCGCTGCTGGACAAGTACTTACAACAGACGGAGCAGGAAACATAACTTGGACATCAGTGTCCGGGGGCGGTGGTGGATCTGTATATTCTGTAAATTATGTAAATCAAACACTAACTAGTACACAACAGGCACAGGCTCGTATAAACATTGGTTTAGACGATGCCACTCTATATTTCATATCATACATGTTTGGATAAGTAATATTATGAAAGTTACAGAAATACTCACCGAAGGTTTAGAAAAGAAAGACACCTACAAGATCTTATTAGATTTTGTTCGATTCGCTGCTGAAGATTTAGAATTAAAATCACTGCCAAAATTTGATTTTGTTTTTAACGACAAACGTTCAGTAGAGCATCACAGTTTTGGCGGGTATGCACCTGGTGCAGAACATATTACTATTACTGTGAAGAATCGTCACATCATGGATGTTTGCCGTACACTAGCACATGAACTAGTACACTATTCACAAGATTTGAAAAGCGAGTTAGAAGACGATAAAGCAGGTGCAACAGGCAGTCCCCAAGAGAACGAAGCTAACGCACAGGCCGCTGTTGTGATGAGAAATTGGGGCAAAAAACATCCAGAGTACTTTGGATTAGAAGCAATTATATAATTACGCTTTAGATTTTCTATTTTTTGCGGCTTCACTTAGTTTTCTTCTATGCTCGTCAGTAAAAATAATACCCTTTCTTGATTGGCTTATTTTTAATTTAGTAGACTCTGATCGAATAGTTCCTTTTACAGCGCCGCCAACAATATTCTTTTTAGAAGATTCACTCATCCGTTTTCTAGTATCGGTTGATACAATTTTTCCAGTATGTGCTAAACTGATTGCGGCTTTATGTTCAGGTGTCCTTCCTAACTGAGTATGAGCTTCGGACAATTGTTTTCTTAATATTTCGTAAATTCTAGAAGATGGCACATACCTTGCCATCTTATTATTGGATCTATTCATCATACAGTTTAAGGCAAATACCATCTTGCCTTTATTTTTGCCAGCAAGCATCTTAGTAAGTAATAAATGACAAATAAAGTGTTCCCGCCCAGTTAGTCTGACAAGATTACTCCTATCATTTGTACCACCTAGGCTTTTAGGAATAATATGATGTAATTCAGTATATCCTAACTCAATTCTAGATTGAGCGTTAGTTATGATAGATTTATACCAGTTGGTATATTTGTTTTGTAAATACATTGCTGACATAGTCCTTTATGTTAGAGTCAGTGGATGTTGGCGCATCGCGACTGGCACTAATATTTAGTCAAATAAAAAGGACCTTTCGGTCCTTTTGCTTTTATAGTATCAGCCTACTAAAGTCTATGACTAATGTATTATTTCTTTGTCACACTTGAGTTGACAAAGCTGTACATCTTTTCTGCCGCTTCTAGGATTTTATCTAAACCCGGAAATTCTGGCATAGTAACAGTACTTACTAATTCGCCTGTCTTTTCATCTTTCTTAGCAGAGATTTCCCAACCGTGAAACTTAGCGTGGTATTCCTCCATAACAGCATCCTTGGCAAGTGCTAGAATGTCTGAACGGATCTCATAGCCATTTTTTGATTGGTTGAACTTTACTTCTGGTAGTTTTGGAGTAAAATCGCTCATTATTTTGCTCCTTTGTAAACTGTGTTTTTGGCACTTGAAACTAGCGTTTCAGCAAGTGACAGAGTTGTATCAACCCAACCTTGATAAAACTTAGTTTGTGCTTCAATTAGTGTTACTAATTTTGATTGGATTTCTTTATCGGTAACGAATGTGTTGACGATTGTCTTTTTGCCAGATTGAATGGCGTCGATTGCTTGATTAAACATAATAAATCTCCTTGTGTGTGTATGTTTGTGTTTACAACATTTCTGCTGTACAAGTATTTATTATAGATTAACAAATACTCTATGTAAAGTGATTAGGCTAATAAAGTCCAAGGTAGTAAGGCACGTTTACTCATAAAGTCAAATACACCTAAATTCTGCGATCCAGCTTCATTAAAGTAAGTAGCAGCATCTGCAGCTGGCAGCTCTACATCAGCAAGGGTCTCTCCGTATTCTGTATGGATCTTAATACCATGCTTTTGACATAGATGTCTAATAGCTTGATTATGCGGCAGGCATACCATGAAACCTTTTAGCTGGCCTTTGGTACGACAGTGCTGTATAACACGCTTCATTAGTGCTTCACCCATGCCCAGACCTTGATAGGCATCGATAACAGAGAATGCCATTTCCATTTCTTTAAACATAGCAATATGTCCAACTGCTACAAACTCTAAATTGGCATTTTCTATGGCAAACAGTACATGATGGCGTGTATCCTGTTCAACGCTGTCACACAGATTATCAATGACATCGTCCCCAACTGGAGCACCGAATCGCAAGATACGACTAGACTCATTTAGAGCCTTTAGATGAGTACGGTATTTTGCATACTCGCTAGGCAGTACTTTGCGTACAATGTACATGATTATAGCCAATGTCCATCAATCATGCGAGATTTAATGTAGGCGGCACGAGCCTCTTGCCAGGCTGAATATAGGTCTTTTAATAGCTGTTTCATATTAAAATCCTCTACCCCAAATGAAACTACTTTCTTGGTATTCACGTGTTAACTGTTCTACTTGATTAACATCTTGTGGGTTTTGACTAACGATATAGGCTTCTAGTGAGCTAGTAGTATCTTTTTCAAATAATGCAATAATTTTTTCAAATACGTTTTTTGACATTGTGTGTCTCCTTATTTTATGGTAGCCGGTAAGCTACATTGTATTTATGCTGTAATGCAACAATATCAGTATAAACCATTATACATTATTTTGTTAAATAATGCTATGTCTACATCAAGAGAATATGCCAAATTCAAACGATTATTTGTTGGGCCAAAATTAAAACGCAAACAAAGAATTGCGTTAATGCCAAGGATGCCTGCTGAGCCTGTTCAATACATTACAAAATCAAAGTATAAAGAAATACCGTTATCTGAATTATCTGAAGCAGATAGGAAAAAAGCTAATCATTCTGCATATATTGTAGAGCGTCGAAAGAAAAGAGATAAATCAATTCCTCCGTGGGCAAATAAAGCGGCTATTCGAGCAATCTATATTAAAGCTCGGCAACTTACAATAGAAACTGGTATTAAACACGAAGTAGATCACATTATACCGTCAAACCACGAATTAGTATGCGGTCTTCACGTAGAAAATAACTTACAAATTCTCACAGAATACGAAAATATACGCAAGTCTAACTCTTTTCAAACTGTTTGATTTGCCAAATCAAACTCTGTATAATCAAATAAATAACTCAACAAGAGAATTATTATGCGTAAGAGCACTCGTAGTATCCTACAAGAATTAAGCGATATCGG